TCGAGAATCAGTTAAAGAAGACAAACCTGAAGATGTCATCATTCGTCTTCAGGAAGACCTAAGAAAGTCTTATGACGAACTGGCAGAATTGGAAACCGAAAGGCAGCAAGCAATTGACAGTCAATTGCAGATTGAACGAGACATGGCTCGTAACGAAAAGGTAGCGGCTCGTCAAAAGGTTGACCAAATCTATCAGGAGCAGTGGAGAGTTTACAATCGTCAGCAGCAGATCAAGATGGAACTCCGACTGGCCAAAGAAGGCTCAGAAGAGCATCAGAATCTGCTCAAGGAACAAGAGAATTTGAACGCAATCAGAGCCAGCGTTGACCGAAAAAGAAAGGAGGCTGACGAAGAACTCAGTATCGCCAAGGAAAATCTTCTTGAAACAGACCGCAAGATTGTCAAAAAAGCTCGGGAGGCTGGAAGGGCTGCTCCGATCGGAGCCCAATTCAATGTGATGATGGGTGACATTCGAGACTGGTTCAAAAACAACATTTATGATGGTGGCCCACCCAAGAGAATCTTCGGGGTTGAGTTGCCATCATTTGAGGACATTGGCGAAGGCTGGCAAAAGCTTAAAGAAAAAATTGGTGAATGGTGGAAAAATAACATCTATGACGCATCGGGTGATCGTGTAAAAGTTCTTGGGGTGACAATGCCAACTTTAAGTGACATTGGCGAAGGCTGGCAAAAGCTTAAAGAAAAAATTGGTGAATGGTGGAAAAATAACATCTATGACGCATCGGGTGATCGTGTAAAAGTTCTTGGGGTGGAATTACCGACATTTGAGCTTCCGTCAATTGCCAGCATCAAGGAAACACTTCTTTCATGGCTTCCTTGGCCCTTCAACAAAAATAAAAATCCACCCGAAGAAACTGACCTCAATGAAGAATCAGAGGAAGCCCGAGCCAGAGCAGCGGTTCAGGCTCTACCAGACACAACGGTAGAAGATGAGAAGGGAATAGAAACTATTGATCAATTGGATCAGATTGCTCAAAAATTGGTTGATTCTGGAGCCTATGACCAAATAGAGAAAGCTCGATCAGCTTTGGGTTATTTGGTCAAGTCAATAGAAATGGCACCAGCTCTTCAGGGATCGTACCGAAGAGGAACCCAAGGATTTGTTGACTTTGGCCGGGAAAGTCTTGCCAAACTTCATGGAGTCGAAGCAGTAATTCCCCGTGAATCTCCGCAGGGTCGTCTGGTTGAAGTATTTTCTTCGCCTCGCGAGCGCAGGATTGATCAATTTGTCGATGTCATCACTACGATGCCTCACAATACAGGAATCCAGATGGAATCGACTCAGAGAGAGACCGATGCATTTGTGAAGACTGCAATGGTGTCTTCCTCAATGGCAAGTCCTACGATCAACTCGGTCATGCCTTATCAGGGACCGACCACAAACAACAACACCAGATTCACAGTCAATCAAGCCAATCATATCGACCCGACAATGAAGTCGGTTCTGGGGAACTCTTTCTGACCAAAAAAGCCCCCCAAGGCGAACCTTGAGGGGCAGTATGATGACGACAGAAAATTAGTTTTGGTACTAGATGTTGTTCTTTTCCTCCTGAAGAAATTCCCGAGTGTCTTGATTCTCGTCAAGGTTCAGTCGATCTTCAAATCCTTCAAGGCCCTTGCGGATTCCCTTGCGAATCTCAGAATCGACATCGACACCTTCCTTCCCCAGTTTTTCGCGGATTTTCTTGTCAACGGTGACTTCGATCTCTCCGTCTTCAAATGTGTATACTGATTTTTCCTTCATAATTTGCTTGACTCTTGTGTGAATGTTGTTACCTCAATCTTCGGCAGCCAGACGCTGGTAGAATCCCAAGGCATCATCGTCTTCATCCTCTTCGTCTTCGTCTTCGTCCGTGCTAGCAGTATTGACCGTGCTTTCGACCACGACATCAGAGTCAACTGACTTTTCCGAGACAGGTTCAGCGGTTTCGGACAACTCAATCTGCTGCTTGGTGGTCAGATCGTCTTCACCCAGAACCCTCATCAGATGCTTGCGAAGTTCATCATAGGACTTGAATTGAGACCGATCAACAATTTCGGTGAGAGAATGGAGTGATTCATAGACCTCCTTCAGCTTTTCTTCATCGCCGTCCAGAAGTGGAGATGTTTCGGTGAAAGTAGACAGATCATAATTCCGTTGTCCGTCAACGACACGAAAACGAAGCTTGAAATTGGCTCCCTCCCAGAAGTCAAACGGATTGATCGGAGTCTCGTCATCAAACTCAGGTTCCATTGCTTGCTTGATCTTGTCAAAGATTCTCTTCCCATAACGGTAGAGAAAGACCTTGCCATTGTTCTCGGGAGCAGCAGGATCAGAGACGACATAGATGTTGGAAACAAAATGCCTACGACGCTTGCGGCTTCGGACCAGATTCTTCTTGGACTCGTCGCCTGTGCGTTCGGCTTCACTCCAAATCTTGGAGTTCATTTCACCCACCGGATCGGGTTCTCCGATCGAGGTCAGCGACTTCTCAATGTACCAACGGCCAGAAGGCCCCTTGAATCCATGATCATAGTATTGGACCCATTCGACTTCTTCGCCGTCTGGGGGAGGAAGAAAACGAATAATGGCTTGACCACTTCCACTCTTGTCCGGAGTCGGCTTCCAGTATCGATCATCCTTGAAATTCTGCTTTCCTTCGGCGGCCTTGGCTCGGTCAAGCAGACTGTTGAACGCAGCTTTGCGGTTTTTCTTGAGTGCTTCAAATGACATATTTTGTACGATTATGTTTGTTTAGTTGCTTTTGTGATGATTCTCGGATTCGAGAAATTGTTATTGTGGGCACAATGTACCACAGAAAGGCTATCCTGTAAAGACCGAAAGCACTTTTTTTCGCATTTTTTCGACATTGACTTCTCTTTGTAGAAAGGGAGCTGTCTGGATCAGATTGTAACGAACGCTTGGCCACAGCAATGTGTCGTCTTTGACCTTAGCCTTGTTCAGGAACTGAGTAAGAATTTGCAGAATGACAATCGACTCCAGATTGACCTGTTTGGCCAGATAAGCCTTGACAGCTTGAGGAGTTCTGTGATCTGGAGTTCCGAGAAGGAGATCAAGGTTGGGCTCAATGGATTTCAATTTCTTCAGATCATTCTGAAAGAGATAGCTGATGGATTCAAGACGGCCCACAAATTTCCGATAGATGCTCATGTCAAAGTCACCAATCCAGACATTCTCTCCAAAGACCATATTGGACAGGACAAACCGAATCCAGTCTTGGGTCGTCCGAAACTTGTCCGAAAACTTCTCAAAGAAGTATCGATCCCGGCGGCTCTCAAAAGAAGACCGAACGAAATTCTTGGATTGAAATGAATAGGTGAAACAGTCATAGGAATTGTTGGACTGGAAATGAAGCTTGATCGCCATGTAGATTCGCCATGAATCAAATGCCGTCAAGGGTTGCACCTCTGCGCTTGGGGATGACATGATTATTGATTGCTTCCTCTTCAATCTTTTGGTGGAGGGGTCCGGTAATGATTTTGGCGATGTCAGATGGATCAATTTCCTTGGTCTCACAGATATGAGCAATCGCTTCTGAATACCTCATTTTGTCTTTCCTTACTAGCTCAAATACCTCTTCGGCCAGAGTCTTGGGTGTGTAGGCAAGTTCAAGTTTCTGTTCAATCATCTTGCGACGATCTGACTTTAGTTTATTTTCATCAATATTTTCCATGTTGGGTGAATACCTCTTATTTGAATTTTGCAAGTAGTACTGTGTTCTGACCGAGTCGGCCATTGGGTACATTACGCTTTGTATTCTCTTTGTCAAGCTCTTGAAGAACTCTTTCAGACTTCGAGCTCTGATCCAGAAACATATTGAGAACCTTTTCAGGATGCCGAAGGACAAGACTGAAACTTTGATCAGTATCAAAATTCTGAAGAGTCGTCCCCTTGATCGAGATCCCATCCCGATTCTTGGCTGCAAAGAAAGAGATTCTGCGATACTTGGAATTGAAGGTGAAAAGAAACCGAGACCCCAGAATTTCAATCGGCTGAATTGACTCCAGAATCAGAGAGGGTGAAATCTCAATAGACGACTGATAAGAGACTTTGGCCACCTGTTTGGCAAGTTGAGCCGCTGTCTGCTTTTTCTGGGTGCTCTTGCTCTTGCCAGACTTCTTTTTCTGCTGTTTCAGTTTGCGTTCATACTTGTCCAGATCGTCATTCATCTTTTGCAGATTCTTGGACCATGCATTGAGAGCGCGTTTGCCCAGATAGGAATATCCTTCGGTCAGATCAGGATCGTTTCCTTCACGGGCCAGATCAATTTCCTTCTTGGAACGATTGATCCATTCTCGAATTATAGGGATTCCTTTGGGAGGAATTTCGTTGGATTTGATTTTGGCCACAATGTCAATCGGTGCAATCTGATTGGACGAGGCCATGATCCATTCGTCGATCATCACATTGAGATCGGCCACGACCGTTGATTCGACCTTGTTCCGCAGCCTTTCCATTGGAGAAATCTTGGGGGCTTGCTTGGATTCTGGGGCTTCGTCGTTATTTTCAATCTTGGCCGGAGGATCAGAATTCAGAACATGATTGATCGACTTCTTCAGAAATTCGGTTGTTGATTTCTGATGCCCCTCGTTGAGAGGATGCTCTTCGGGCATTCCTACATTAATGGCTCGGGCGATCTTGGCAGCAGTGAACGGAATTTCATCATACCGAGACCTTACCTTGGACACATCAGATTTGTTGAATTCTTGGTGGGCCATCCATTCAAGCAGATCATTCTTGAGATCGCTCTTGTCGGTATGCGAATTGTAAAAATTCAGCATATCGCCGACCTTTGACGCAAACTTTTCGGGCGGGAATTTCTCCCAGTTTTTCCAGAGCGGCTCGTTGGGGATGAGCCCGTCTTTACCAAATATCTTACTCATTATGTAAAACGGAATTATTTATAGAAAATATGGTTCTCAATTTGAATGGTCTTTTTCAGTGATTTGGCCCAGTAAGGATTGACATAGACAGCATGATAGTGAGTCGCGCCATCAGTGAAATTGCTGGGTGGATTCATGGCAATCTTCAGAGCGTCATGAAACTTTGGATGATCAACGGCATGATTCAGAAGCTCAACCCTTCGGTCCTCATTATTCCAACAGGAAAACTGAAGTCTCTGCAAAACGACCTGACCTTGATTGAGATTCCGATTGATTGATCGATTGACAATCACCTCATGAACCGCTCTCATGGCCCGAGGGTCACTTTCTCCTCCAGCCTCCAGAATCAGAGTGGCCGCGACCAGAATGTCCTGAGATGTTGGCTTCTTGGTCTCGGCCAGAAGAGCAAAGGCAGTAGAGGTTGTCATTACTACCAATAAAAGGGACATCTTCATCAGAGTACCGGATTGTGATCCCAGCGAGAGATCATCTTGTGAATCACATCACGGGGGACATTGTGGACACTTCCGTGATCACCGTGAATTCGTGAACATGAAGAGACCATAGCACGATTTTTCGTCGATGTCAATCCTCGTCAAGGTCTTTGTTGATTCGGATGACAGCGGTCACGGCAATTGCCGTCAAGGCCAAATAGATAATAATGTCTAGAAAGGAGAGGTTCATGAATAGACCGACTCTCCATCTTTCATGCCATACTCATACCCAACCGAGCATCCCTTGAGATATTCATCATAGACTTTTTCGGCGATTAGCTCGGCAATCTCTTCGCCAATGGCATCTTTGGCAGAGTCAAATCGCTCAAAATCTTCGGGGGTATGAAATGTCATGTGGATACCCCGAAGATTCTCCTCGACAAGATGTCGAATTCGTTGAGCCATGTGTTCTTTGTTTGTTACTTCTGTAGTCATTGTGTTTTTCTGTGGTGAGTATTCCTGTGTTCTCTCTGATTCGGAGTCATATCATCATCAAAGACGATTTTTCCCAATCCAGAGCTTCGGCAACCGCAGGAAATCGAGATGCCATAATCTCTTGGCAAGCCAAGGCCACCTCTCGGTGTTCCCTTTGTGTTTCCGGTCCCGACCGAAGATCGATGTAATGAATCCATGACCGGATTGTCCCGGCCATGTAGAGACGAGATTGAGTCAGACCCTCGGGGAGAAGAGCCCGAGCTTGCTCCTTGGCAATTCCTTTTTCCAGAGCCCATTGATAATATTGACGAGCATTTTGCCAGACGATCTTTTGAGTCAGTTCCCATTGCATCGCAATGATGTCATCATCAATGGGCAGAGAATTCTGACGATTGGTCGAGTCCTGCAACCGAGCCTCGCGAAGACTCATCTCAGATTCAGCTTCTGCATATCGAGTCGAAAATTCCTGAAAGGAGAAACTCCGATGGCGAAGAATTTGTCGAGCAATATCACGGGTGGTATTGATCTCAAGAGTCATTGAGACCATCTCAAATGGACTCCAGTGCTTATGCTTTATCAGATACTTTAGCAATCGGGGAGCAGTATCGGTGTTGCTTTGATTGGAAGGATTGGATACTCGGGCACAGTAGGCAATGAGGTCTTCGGGATTCTCAATGCCTTCAATCTCGGGCTGAGAGACCGAAACGAATTGAGCGATGTCGTCGTTGCTATTATTACTGTTCATTCAGATAATTCAGTTTCAAAAAAAGAGTTGATTTCATCCCACAGAAGAAGCGACAGGATGTTATTGATTTGCCCCTCTTCGTGGTATGAGAAATTGGATGCAAAGGCATTTTGATTATCATACTCTTCATAGTCGGAACGAGAGATTGTCGTCTCAAACTGATAGTCCTTCTCAAAAGGAAGATCGGTGTAAAAGATGACAATCTCATCGCCATAAGAAGTGTCCTCAACGATCATGGGGGTGATCGTGTAATCGTGTCCGTTGACTCTGATGATGAAGTCTTCCATAGGTGTTAATAAATTGTAAAGATTAGTACCGCCATAATCGCGATTACACTGACAATTGCAACTCTGAATAAGAAGGGCGAATTACTATTGCTGCGATCGATCTTTCGATATGGGTTACCAAATCGAGAGAAATTACCCATTGAGTCGTAGTCAGATTCATTCATTGCTTGCGGTGAAGAGCACGAATAAGTGCTTCGATTTGTATGTTTGGCCATTTCCATTCCCATTCTTTAACTCTGTTGTTTATGATTTTGAGATCGTCAATAAGAAGAGAGATTTTCTCTTTGTCTGAATCACTACGATTGGTGGGATTCTTATTTACCAGTGTCGAAATTACATTTGATGACCACGATTGAAACTCATCTTCATAATCAACATTACAGTACACATTCTCCGAAAATCGATTGGCACCAAGTTGGGAGAGGTACTTGTCTGTTTCTTTGGCAAAGCCGCAGAAAATCTCATACGAATCATCACCTAACCCGCAGATTGAGTATGACATTGCCGAAAGGTCTTTATCGGATGATGCAATTTCATCAAGAAACCTTTCGCCGTCATCTGGAGGTTCACCTTCGCCCCATGTTGACAAGATAAACATACAGGTCTCGTTTTGAAGATCATCAAGATCAATATCAGCAATTGAAACTGGTGTGATATTGAGAGATTTCCCCAGTTGTTCAGCTAGCTCTTCTGAGTTTCCTGTCTGAGTTGCGTAGATAATTTTCATCAATACTATTTGCGGTTCTGATACCCCTTGGACGCCCACTTGGCCCGAAGATTTTCCTCAAGAGTAGCACCATTATGGAGAATGCTTGCGATTTCCAACATCTGATAAGTGTCGGCAAGCTCAAAGGCAAGATTGCTCTTCTTGTCAGGATTGTTCCGAGACCATCCTTCTTGATTTTCCCGAATCCATGCATCCATTGCTTCGCCGATCTCGGTGACCGCAAAGTCAAGAGCTTCCTTGGAGTTGGGCAACTTCATGCCTCGATATTCGTAGTATTTCTTGATTTCGTGTATGTTCATTGTGAATGGTACTATCATTATTGATTGTGGGGGACCAGATTCTCCTTGAGAGCAATCTCCCGCTCAATATTTAAGATAGTCTTCTCAGGTCCGAGTTCATCATCTTCATCATGTGCGATATCAACAAAATACTCGTTCTTGAACCCTCTGGATGTTTCAACTTGCATCACTGCATAGAGAGGATAGCTATCTGTTTCTTCTTTGGTTTGAACTTCAATTTCACGATCACCGATTTGGTTGATATGTTCTTGCACAATGGAAAGCTGACTCCTATTCATGTCAATCAAACAATTGCAATGTCCATTTGTGCCAACCGACTTGTATGGATTAACTACACAACCGTGATTACTACACCCTTTCATACCACGAAATATGATATTTCTAATCTTCATTCACCTTCTCTTCCTGCAAGAGTTCCCATGCTTCTCTTAGGTTTTCAATATGTTCTTCTTGCATTTCAATCGTAATTTCAATAAAATTTTGATCTTCCCGACCTAAATCATCTCTTAAATCTTTATCCATTATGTACAATTCACCATGATCTGAATACACTAGTCGTCGCTCACCCTCATACTCAATGATGTAGGCCATGTAATCTAGTTCCCATCCAACTTGAGGAACAAAGAATTCTTTGATGATATCATATTCAACATCATTGATTACTAATACTCTTTTATCTAGTACTTCAATATTTTGTGTCATTCTTCCACCTCTACTTTCGCCACACGATCTTTCCCCTCCCAGCATACAAAGGAAGGCAATGATTCTATCATCTTCATTCTGAAATTCCTCTCGCCGACCGAGTCGTCATTAAGTTGCATTGCATGAACAACCAATGATCCGTCTTTTGTGCGCTCGACCCAACAGCGATACCGCAGGAATTCGGTTTCAGGCTTCGGCTTGATTCGCCAGTGATTTTCCATGCATTGGGGCTGATGAAAACTAGCGTACTCGTTCGGGTTGGCGTCCTGCCAGCGACCTCCAGCATGGAACTGGACGACATCTTCACCGTCCAGCCAAGTTTGCCAGATTTTCTTTGCGTGTTCGTTCATTCTTCTTCTCCTTTGGCTTTGGCGATGGCCCTCTTGGCTTGATTCATTTTTGGAACAGAAGCACTAGTCACGGAGCTTTGGATCAAATCTTCCAAAGCCTTCAGAAGATCGGGCGCGGCAGCGATCAAGCGAGAGTTCGCAAGTATTTCTTGCGCCATCACGGAAGGTTCTTTGTAGTTAACTATGTCCACAAAAGCATTAATCTTGGCGATCTCAACTCTTTTGCTATCGCGGACAGTTAGGTCATCGTGCTCAACCCACGGTCCTTGTGTGTGTTTGATTTTCATTATTCTGTTTCTGCTTTGGTTTCAATATCATCTTGTTTGCAAATTTGGTATCCAAGACTATTCATCGTTGCACAAAACACCCCCAGAGAGATGAAGGCAACAAGGAGGAATTGAATGAATATTCTCACACTTCCACCTCTACTTCAACGATCCTTTCCTCGGTATCCCAACAGATGAAAGAATCAGACTCCTCAACGCACTCGTAACTTTCAGGACCATAAAGCAAAAGTTGAACACCTTCTCCACCGAAATTCATAACGGCTACCTTGTAGGTGATGCAAACTGTAGTGGTCTCAGGCTTGTTTGCATTCCACTTGGCCTTATTTAAATACTCCAAAAGACTCTTTCTGGTAATCGTAAAATCACCATCAAAATCATCTTCAAGTAGTTTGATCAGTTCTTCATATTCTCGTTCATTCATAGTTTGTTTCTCCTTTGGCTTTGTTGATAATTCTTTCAGTTTCTTGATCATCTCGGCAACGCTTACACGCTGGATGACCACATCCGCATTTGGCATCTACATATCTACTCTCCAGTTCTTCCAACAACTCTGGGGCTGCGGCGATCAAGTAAGCATCTGTGTATTGTTGAAGGGCTGCTGGAACGCTTGTCCTATTAGGAGACCACTTTACATCTCCAATCTCAACAAAAGGCATATCTGGGTCTTCATATGAGTCAGATCCAAGAAAGGAATCGACATACCAAGGCCCCGGTGTGTATTTACTGCTCATTACCGACCGTAGAATTCTTCAAAAAAGGCCATAACAGCCTTCTTGTGGTCTTCGTCAGTCTTGGCCAGTTCAGCGGAGCCAGTATTTATCGATGTTCGCGTTGTAATCGTTTTTACGAGACCTGTATACCACTACAGGAAATTCGTTTTCAACTGCATTTGTATGAAATACAGAGACATTGTATTTCTTGTTCTTTCTCTCTGGCTTGTTACTCATTTGTAAACCTTTCGATATCGTCTAACCATTTCTTGTTGCAATGATTAAACGCAATATCAAAGAATGAATTATAATCATTGATCTCCCAATTGTCTTCCCCAACTACGACACTAACTACAACATCATTATCGTCCAGAAATTGACGGATCGTATTAATTTCATGATTTAGATCATAAAAAAATCCTTCAAATTCATCATTAAGTTTTCTGATTGAATCATGTATGTTTTTGATCGTTTCTTTGTTCATTGTACTACTAGGGTTATGTTTGAGAGAAGTTGATACTTAAGCTTCTTGGCATCCTTGGTAAGAGTTTCATCATCTGCCTTTGCATAGACATCCCACATGACCCGAATCTCTTGTTTCACTTCGGCAAGCAATTGCTTATGAGTAGCAGCCATAGCAAGAATCTTCCAGTCAATGTCTTCTACGATGAAATATCTACCGTTTTCCAATCCTTTCGGCTGTAGCACCAGAGGAGGATCAATCTCCAGCCATGCACCACCTCTTCCACCCACAGCAGGTTGATATTCAACTTCAGAAATTACCAAATCTTTGATGTTGTGATTTCTCTCATGGGTGAAAACCAATCGTTCCAGAATCTCCTGAGCTTTTGCGATGTGCTTACTCGGAGGAACCACGCTTGTGGGGTTGCCCCATTCTTCGCCGAATCGAAAGCAGACAATATGTTCTATCGCCTCTTGCAGTTGTCTTTCTTCATTATCGGTCATTGTTAAACTCCTCTACCTCGTCTTCCAGCGACTGAATTTGAGATTCAAGGTCGCTAATCTCTCTATCTTTGTCTTCCCTCAATCCTTCCATCTCGTCCTCTAGTGTTCGGACTTTGATTTCAAGATCAGTGATTTCGTCATCCTTGTCCGAAACCTCTTCTATCTTCTCAAGAGCCAAAGACCTCAACTTTTCGTTGTCAGACCTCAGTTCCTCCATCAGATCAATCATATGCAAAAATGACTGACGCCTACTATCAGCCTCTGCTTCCAGAGATTCAGCCCAATCGGCTGCTTCTCGGATTTCGGTGATAGCACCATCAATTGATGGACAAGTGTTTCTGATTCCAGTTAGGTCAGTCATGTTTGATCTTCAAGATGTTAGGGTACATGGAGACGATGGGGACTCGCCATCCGTAGACTTTCAGGTTGTAGGTTTCGCCGATCCTCAAGTCCCCATAGAGATTTGAGGAAGCAAACTTGAAGCAAATCCAGCAATCGGTATTCTCATAGACACCCTGATCGGTGTAGATGAGATAATAGCTGATATCAGTTTTGGTAATACGATCCTTGTCTTGGACTGTGACAGTCACCTCCCGTGAAGTGAGGAAGGGAAATGCTGTCCATAAGAGGATTCCAAGAGCAACAAGAATCGGCAACACAAAGTACCTGATCTTGATCATTTATCGTCCTCCTCCTTTTCGACCAGATTGAGGTCAAAACAAGACTTGCAGGTCATTTTGTTTTGGTCCTTCCAGAGAATGATAAAACGAACACCCCCTTTGATCTTTTCTTCGACCAAAGCCGAAGGGTCGATCCAATGGTACTGCTGATCTTGAGAGGGTTGGAAGGGTCTTTTGAGCCCGACACGAATGGACTCAATAATCGAAGCCACCTCAGAATGATTATTCTTGGAAGCGTCGATTTCGTAGAGACCCCCGTCTTCGACCATCGATGCGACGATCTTGACAAGCCGAGGTGTCGTGATCTGGTCAATGGGACGAGAGAGGTTTAATCTGATGGGATAATTCATAGGCTTATGATACACATTTTTTGATGGTTGTCAAAGAGAAGCGAACAAAAAATCCAGAGCCGCAAAAACCTGCTCATATTCCATTTTGGCTCCTTGAATGGCTCGATGGGGAAGAGGTTCGGTTTCGGAACCGATAGTCTCATAACGCTTGTTTTTGCTCATTCCAGAAAAATGTCTCCGAGAGAGCATGAGAGTCCATCTGACTAGATCATGGAGGTCCAGATTCTCCTTGAGATCAAAGACCATCTCAAAATCGGTCTGAATCCTCTGAACAGATTTGTCCAGATTGGCTCGAATGAAGCCAATGTCAAATTGGGGATATCGGCCCACAATCATGAATTTTTCATCAGCATGGTTCATGTACTGTTTGCAGAAATCTGCAAGTCCATCCAGAGCCGTAGAAGGTTCTAAAGTCTGTCTATGACTATGACTATCATCTTCCTTGGTCATAGGGCCATCTGGTAGACAGAATTGATTGAGATCAACGCCCATCAGTTGAGGATGCCATTGAGTAGCACCATTGCAGCGAAGAGCTGCCGACTCAAACTGGAATTTGGAGAGAGTGATCGGTCCACTCTCCCATTCGATTCCGGTGTCCAGAACAGCTCCGATCTCCAGCATTTCGTACTGCTTGGGATCAAGACCAGTAGTCTCAATATCAACGACTATCCATCGACATTGAGGCTTGGTTAGATTGCGAATTTCTTGGGGGGTCATTCTTTGGTTCCTTCCTTGATCTTTTCGTTGATCTCGTCAATCAGCAAATAACACATTCTCTTCAGATATTGATCACCCTTGTCCATGATGTCAATCATGATCTCCTTTTCCTTTACATAGGTCTTGGCAAAAGAGACATCCTTTTCATAGACATCTGACAGGTTGGAGAGAATGTCTGCATACTTGACCGTTGCCGTAACATAAGGATCAATACTGGAGTTGATTCGTTCGGCTTCTATCTTGGCGATTTCAAACCGATTGGGTAGACCAACTCCATAGGCACCCATGTCTTTGGTCAGAATGCTCACATATCCGACCAAGATATGAGGAAAAAGAGACCTCAGCATATCAATAGTGACATGAGTGTCCTCAACAACATCATGCAGATAGGCCAGAGCCACCATTTCCTCGGTGCTGTTTTCCATCATGTAGATGGTCCTTGCTACCTCCGACACATGAGTGTCAAAATAGCATTTGTTAGTGTACCGCCTCTTGTGGCCGATGCTCTTGTGGGCACCAGCCGCAAAGTAGGCAGCCTTTGTTGCGATTTCGCCGTGCTTCTCGGTCATATCTTACACCCGATCAACGGCCCAATCAAAGATTTCGTCCTCAAAGTAGGACAAAATCACATCAGAATCCTCACTGAGGGGATCAAGATCGACATTCCGATCCTTGATCGAAATGTTGACAACGACATCGTCGTCAAACTCGCAATCTCCTTCAGGGGGATCGTCATAGGTCCCAGAGGTCAGCCATCCATTGACGGTCCCCTCAATGGAAATTCCCGGCTCCTCAGCAGAGCCAAAATGCTTCCGGAGAATTTCAAGGATGTACTCAGGAGCTTCGTCGAAAAACTTTTCGACCTTCACGCTGTATTCTTTCTTGGACATAGGGAAAGACTAGCATTTATGAGGGTGGTTGGCAGGAGAAAAACCGAAAAAAATCGGTCAATCCTGACCACCCTCTTCGGTGAGAACATCAACGACCTCAGAACTGATTGCCCCTTCTTTGATGTCATAGATCGCATAGGGGTCCAGCCACCGAATCATGATGCTGTTCGGATGGGCCATGTCTTCCGGAGACCCAAAATCGGAGACATCATAGGGTGTTCGCTCACCATTGACGAGAATTGTGGACGATCCGTCAGACCAGTCAGCTTCTACAAGGTAATTGACATCGCCGATTCGTAGATTTTTTTTGCTTTTGCTCATAGTAGTATTGATTGTTGGTGTTTTGTGTTCTTTGATCATTTTGCGATAGACCATGCAAACCGAATCAAAAAGATGATTGCATATTTGACCACCAGATAAGTGCTCACTACAAGAATCATCCCCTTGGTGATGGTCCATTCGTTGACGGCCAGATCAAGTCCGTAGAGAAGATTGATCAGATTGATCAATCCGACCGGAGCAAAGATCCAGAGAAAAATCACTAGCCACCCAAGGAGACCAAGGGCGGCTAGGAGAGAGATCGACTTTTTGTCTTCTTGGTCATTCATCAGTTGACCACTCCGACAGTGTAAGTGACCGGATCGTCTGCGATTTCACGCAGACGCTCGATGGGCAATTCCTTGCCTCGATCATCGGCGGTCAGCTTCAGGGGGACTTCGGTCACCGTCTTGGCCATCGAGGCCAGCCTCAGGGGCAAGACACCAATGACATTCTTGCCCGTGATGTCCTCTGAGGTGGCATGGGAAATGACCTCTTCGTCCCCGTTGATGACACCCCGCTCAATCAGAAGATCGACCAGAGCGGAGTGTCTGGTTACAATTATGGTTTCTGTCTTCATAGTCTTAAGGTAGCATGGTTTTTTCGGAATGGCAAGAAAAAAAAGACCGTCTCGGGGGAAAATCCGAGACGGTCTTGGCCGGGTCATCTTACAAACAGTCGTGGCAAGGCCCGTTCTTGGGGCAGCACTTCCTCCCGGTCACCGGACAGGGATATCCGCAATAGCCCTCGTAATGGCCTCGGTCAACCACATAACCGTTTCGGTTCCGAACCGCCGGAACATAGTTACTCCGGCTCTTGTTGGACCGAGTGGTCACAATGGAAACTCCATTGCCGGACCACAATACCTTGGAGACGGTGGCGGTCCAAGACTTGCCACTCTTGGTGGTGATCAGAATGGAGTCGCCGGATTCCACACTTTCGCTCTTGACCCGAGCCCCCCAAGACCCGTTCTTGAGCTTGAGGGGGGAAGCGTCAATTTTTGATTTCGTCTTGATTGTCGTTATCATGATGCTATTATCGCCTATTCTGCCAATCATGTCAACAAAAAAGGGCGAGAAAACTCGCCCTTTTCTGATTTTTTTTTCGGTGTCGGATCACCGGACCTTGGAGTAGCCGCCGCCCGAAGAGAAGTCCGAAGGATCAGGCCGCATCCGACGAGCTTCGGCCTCGGCTTCGCGAGCCTTGCGATCGGCCTCTTCCTTCTCACGATGGTGGACCCAGACCAATTCGAAACCGTCGTAGGTGGCGGTCCAGTAGCGATCGCCCGACATCAGCTCCTCTTCCCGGACAATGAGATGCTTGTTCTTGGGGCCTTCGCCTTCGATTTCTTCAAAGGCGACCTTCTCAAGAGGAGCCTCAAGCTCCCGCTGGACTCCGAAGAGGGATTTCTCCTCAATCTCTTCGGGGGTGTGGCGAGGAGGCATCACCACCCCCAAACGGTTAGCCCACTTTTCGACAAGAGAGTACCGCTCCTCGTACTCTCGAAGGGTGGCATCATCAATGCCACCAGAGTGGGACTCGTCGAGCAAGTATTCTTTCAGCATCTTTTCCATCTTTTCTGTGATCATGTATAGAGAATAGCAAGAATGACGGGTTTCTGTCAACAAAAAAGGGCGAGAAAACTCGCCCTTTTTTGGTTTTTTTGTGGTTGATCAATCAGAGTTCGGGGCAATCCCAGCAGCCTCCATTGCTGTTTACCGACTCGGGAACCCAAGCCTCGGTGTAGTCGCCTTCGTACTCACAGTAGAAGGAAACAAGGTTCGCTTCGCTCTTGACGACCTTCTTGATTCGCTTCATCAGCTTATGGAGATTTCGCCCTGAGACAAAGAGTACCTTTTCGGTTCCCCCAAAGTAATTGAGATCAAGTCCTTCCTTGACCTCAATGTCAATTCGGAAGATTCCGTTCTTTTCCTCCTTGGTCATTTCGTCCTTCGGAGGATAGCTCACTCCGGATTTAAACATGGTTTTACTCGGTGTCGGCAAACATCAGTTCGTGGAAGACCTGCTCGGTGAGGAGGATTTTCTTGTGCGGGTCTTCGAGGGTGGTGTCGCCGTTGATGTAAATGGCGGCGTATTCGGTGTCTACCGGGTTCACCCGCAGCTCGTCGGCGACGAAGGCGTTCAGGGCCGCATTGTCAGTCGTGGGCCAGTCGCTTTCGCCCGAGAGCTTGCGCCAGATGACCAGCACAGTTTCACCGGCGGGATTCTCACCCTCGATGGTGAGGAAGCCTTCGTGGACCTTCTGCTCCCGCACGCGCAGGCCCAGCAGGTAGTTGAAGGTTTCGACCACATCGACTACCTTCGGTCGGGCTTCACCGGGCTTGCGGTCGTAGATCTTCAGCGTGCAGCCCCACGGATCGGCAAACCGTTGCAGGTTCATCAGGCTGCCGCGTGTCTCGATGTCCAGCATGTAGCGGATCAGGTAGTCCTCCTGCACGTCGGCAGGTAGGCCGAGCAGGTCCGCCGAGCGGTCCTCCAGTTCCAGATTGTTAAGCGTGTCCTCGTAGGATTCGAGGCGAAGGTATTTGAAGCAGTGAGAAATGCCTGCGTCGCGGCGGGTGGGCTTGCCGTCCCGCCAGTCAGGGGAATAGACGACCTTCTGGATGCGGGGTTTTATTACTTCGTCGAAGTAATCACCCAACTCGACCAAGAAATAAGAAGCTTGTCTCCCATCCTCACGCTGTAGCCGAATTGCAGCATCGGCAGTGGTTCCAGACCCCGCGAAGAAATCACCAACCATTGCACCTTCATTGGTAGCAGCCCTAACAAATGACCTAATAAGAGATACTGGTTTTGGATAAGCAAATGGCTTGGAAGCGAAGATGCGCTGAAGAGAACGGCCACCTTCTTGATTCATGGAGGAAGTGAGAATTTCGATTTCGTAATCCGACTCTTCTTCCTTCAATTCTCGATCATTCGTGGATGCCGATTCAATCCAACTTGAACATGGTTTTGTTTTTGCCTCTTCTGGATCAAAATAGGTCTTATACCGAGGTCTTTCCAAATTGCCTTCAAACTCATCAGGCCAGATCACGAGGTCTTGAGCTATGACATCTCGCATTGTTTCGGGGAAAAACCTCCAAACTCGATTAGGGTTTCCCTCGTAAGTCACGCCAGTGCGAGGATTGGTAATTGGATAAAACTGATTAGGGCGTTGTTCCCGCGTTGCCCCAATGGTAAGATCAGTGCTCGCAAAACGCTTATGCTTTAACTCGTCCCAATAAGGGTATCCGTCTTCCGTTTTCTTTAGCCCAGAAAGCTTGGCCGCGCCTATATTCTTCGCATACGCAAGCACATACTCATGATCTAGGGATATTGGAGTTGCCGCTAAACCCGATGAAGAACGCCTTTTCCATACGTAACTTGACAAGTAATTTCTCTTCTCAAACACCGCAGAGATCATGTGCCACAAGTTTCTATATTCTCCGTCGTCAATACTGCAAAATAAAATGCCGTCTTCCTTTAATAAATCACGCGCGATTCTAAGCCTTTCTGCCAGCATGGTTAGCCAGCTCGATTCCATATAGTTGTCCTTGTAGATAAACTCATCCTCCCCTGTGTTGTATGGAGGATCAATATAAATACACTTGACTTGGTTTCTCAATCGCATGCGAAGGAAGTCTATTCCTTGGCGATTCTCGGAATGAACCAGCAGACCATTAGTTGCAGAGTCCAAATCATCAAACGCCTCCAGCAACCTCTTTCTTTGGTCAAACGCAAAGAATCCCGTATCCACCATCAGAAACGGATTCGCCCGCAGGAACTCCACCGTCAGCGGCTCCGAGTAAGCCACCTGTCCAAGTTCTTCGGCGCGGATTTCGTCAATTGCGTAAAGCTTCACCCATTCCTTGCGCTGCTCCTCGTTGGCGGCGATCTCGGGTAGCAGCTCGGTCGCGTGCTCGATGATGCGGTCGAGGGTGATGCAGTAGTGGCATTCGGTGACGAACTTTTTCTTTAACCAGAGCCGCTTCTGGAAATTCTCAAACTGGGCGAGGAAGTCGATCAGGTCCTTGGCCACGGAACGGATGGCCTTGATCTTGCGGACTTCGGCAGTGAGGTAATCCGCCGGGCGATTGTCCACATCGTCGAGATACATCACCTCGTTCTTGATGTAGAAATCCAGCTCCTGTTTCAGGAAGCCGCCGAGGTCTTTGTGGATAAAATAGTCGGTGGTGTTTTTCCGGGTGTAGTTCTGGAGATGCTTCTGAAGGAGCGTTCGCTCGCCGCTTCCGGTGTAGCTCGTGCCCTGCTGATTGAGGCGGGTCTTCCATTCGTTCCCCAGCGCGGCCATCAGGGATTCCTCCAACGCCTCCACCTGTTGCTTCTCGGTCGGCTTCCGCTCAAAGATTTTGAAGTAGAACGGGATGACCAACGTGTCCTCTGTCGCCTCGATCTCGGCCTCCTCATCGAGGACGAAGGCTCGGTGCGCCTTGTTGTTGTTGGCCACGGGGTCCATACGTGCGCACTTGAAGTGGACGCGAAAGCGACTGCCCATTTCCTCGACGGTGAAGGTGTAGTCCTTCAGGTCCTCGGAGGACTTGATGTAGTATTGGTCTTTGTTGGCCCAATGGAGGACGACCTCTTCCCCGCTGTAGGGGATGGCGTAGGGTTTGGCTCCGGCCCGTGTGCGGCGGAGCGAAATGAAGTCGCCCTCTTCGTAGTAGCGACCGAAGAACTCGAGCAGGTGAGAGTAAACCTCCGTCTCCAGTTGCTCCATCGAGCGGCGGCCGTAGTGCCCCTGGCCATCCTGCAAGACCATCCACCGCTGCCCGAGATCGTGCGCCTTGGCGTCCTCGTTGACCAATTCGCCATCATCATTGAAAGCACGCCGTCCAAACTCCTCGACGATCTGCGCCCGCAGCCGCTCCAATTCGTCTTCCTGCCCCGCAGCTTGAAGATCGCCTAGAACCTGCTCCACCTTGCGCTTGAGCATCGGGCCATCGTATCCGGGCGCTCCTTGCAGGTAGCGGAGGATTTCGCGGTGCCGGGATTTAATGATCCGATGGATGCCAAAATCAAGGTCGGCCTTGTCCAGCTCAAACAAGACTTTCAGCTTCTCGATGAGTTCTTCGTATTTCGTCATGACAGGGTTTTCACAAAGGTTCAGATGACTCGCCACCGTATGGTAAAGAGCGTTTGCAGTTCAGTTTTTTGGGAAAGCTTCTTCTCCAGGGAGCGGATGATCTCGTCGCGCTTTTCATCCACTTCATCCTCAACCTCATTGATGCGGTTGCGGGCACGATAAAACCATTTCTTGGCTTCTTCGTAGGTGGTAAATGGAGTCTTGTCGTCGTTCATCCTACTAGCCTAGCAGACTTCAGACGAATTGTCAAGAGCAGACGAAACGGCATTCTGAGCCATCTCGGTTAGGGTCTCGGTGTTATGATTGCCCGACAGAAAGGCTTGGGCAAAGTCAAGAAGATCAGGAGCAGCCGTCAGAAGTCGGCCATTGGCATCACGCTGACGATGGTCGTGAGGAACCCATTCCAGATGGGCAACCGTGACTCGTCGGGCGAGGTGCGGAAGAGGATGGGGAGCCGTGACGCAATGAGAGGTTCGGCTCTGATCCAGACGCCACGGGCCGGGAGTGTGGTTTGGTTGATTCATACAGACTATCATATCAATCTTCAAGGAGATTGCAAGAATTTTCTGCAATTATTTTTTATGAATGTATGTACACCATACCTTCTCAGAAATTCCGGTGGCCATTGACAAGCGAAAGGCGATCTCGGTGGTCATAGGAATCTGATCAAGGAGAATTCGTTCGACGGCTGACTGATGAATACCCGACCATGCGGAAATCTCTGTGATGCTCATGTTCCGACTACTCATGACATCGCGAAGGAATTGTCCATGAGTGCGTTTACTATGTTCACCAAGATTCTCCATAGTCTTCCTCCAAGTAATCAAATTGTTCCAGAATCTGCTCGGACAACAATCGGTCACCAACTAGTATGTCTCCCAGATGACGCCCATACTTTCCGGTTTTTCCACGATCAACCAAGATGACCGAAGAACCCTCCGAAATCAAGTCGGCCACAAATTTTTTCTGGTCAATTCCTTTCTGAAACTCTTCTGAATCATGTGAAACACCAAATACCTCGTTGGTATTGACACCAGAAAGCCTCATTCGGATTGACTTGCGAACCCCAAAACCAAGATCAACCTCAAGATCAATGGTATCTCCGTCCACGATTCTTGTCACCTTAGCTGGATACTGACGATTCTGATCAGTCATCACATACGATCAAGGTCTCTCATAATCTGATCGTATTGACGATCTGACCAGACCAAGTCCCTTACCATACTTGGATTCTTTCGGATCAGGTCCAAAAAATCTTCTTGACTCTTCATGATTTTTCGCCCTCGATCACCATATCGATCAATCATCCATTGGCTGAATCGATCATAGAGTTCTTCAAAAGATGCAGATTCTCGGGGAGCAAAGAGCTTCTTCTTGAGCTTGTACCAATCGGTCTTTGGTTGTTCGACTTCGAAGGGTTTGGAACGACCGCCAAATTTGTTAGGAATGCCCTCTTTCTCATATTCTTTCAGAAACTCTCGGGGCTTCATTCGCCTGTAAGGACGACGCATTCGATCAGGGGCGGTCGAAACCCATACCGCTCGGATTGAGTTGCGGTTGAGGTCACCCCGAAAAAGAGCCTGAGATTCTCCGGCATCCATCAACCAAAAGGCCACATCAGGACTGTCACTTTGCATGATATGCTTGGCAGCGTCTTTGCTGATTCGCTCTTTTTGAGCAATTCTTTCGGCTTCTCTTTCTTCCTCGTCACTGAAAGTTGGGGCTATCTGACCCTGAACGGTGAAACTTCCTCCCGGCCAGACTGGGGCCTCCAGATCACCGACCTGAGTATGGAATTCGATGATGTAGGGTCCAAATTCCTTGGCCACATCCAAATCTGGGGTGACAAAGAGACCTCGGGGATTGTTGTTGGCTTCATAGGAATATCTTCGGTCAGCTCTGATGTCTCCGGTCAAGCCATATTTGAGTCCTTGAACTACCGTGCCCAGATCATAGGAACCATGATAGACTCGAATTGTGTCGCTGTCAGACAGAGGCTTCTTGGGGATTCCTCTTCCAATGATCTTGACTTCAACAAGGTACTCTTGAAAACTTTTCATGCTTCAATTAAACTTTCTTATGTTCTTGATTCGTCTCTGCATTGGATGGACATCACCCATAAGGTCTTCGTCTGATATCTGCTTCTGAAATTCAATGTTGATAAATTTACCAAAGATACCTCTCTTGAGATTCTTGATGACGATTCCTTCTGATTTCTGACGGCCAAAGGAAGAGATTCGGTCAGCAAGGTCTGGCACATCTTGAGGGTCAATTTTCCCCGAATAGACCAAGGGGACAATTGGAGCCCCGACCATTGAGCAAATATCTTCCTTTTCAGACCGAGACATCCATTGACTACTGTGCTGTCCCTTTCTGTAAGGTGGTTCAAATTCACCTTCAAGAATTTCATAGACAACCGTCATGTCAGGCCATCCAGAATGAGAAAATGGACAATTGTCATATTCAATTGTATGACGAATATCAAGAGATTCACAAAAGAAAGTAAACCCTTCATGAATGATGATCACAGGATGACCATCAACCTTCTCTTCAATCACTATTTCATCAGAGAAGAGTTTTTGCATCTCGTCTGTTTCCATGTACGGTTTACCACGAATGAGCAATCCTCTTTCTTTGATCTCTTCCAGTGATGTGATGATGTCAACTCTTCTTGTCTGGGGATCAACATTCTTTGCAATAGGAATGCGGCGAATCCCTGTGATTTGCTTGTAGCCTCGGGTGTAGTCAATGACATTGATATCTTCCTGTGTACCAGTAGGAACACAATCAGTCTTTCCTCCCCTTTTTTCGGTGAGAATTTTGGCAGCTTCAGCGACAAGTTCTTTTGATATGTTCATTACACCCTTTCCAAAAGTTCTTCTAATGTATCAACCTCTTCCTCGATCTCACGGAATTTATTGGGATCAACTCTTGAGATGATGATGGGCATTTCAGATGCATCCAAAAAGCCCTTTCTTGCAATTGATATTGTCTTTATCGATTCAACCTTGGGATGGTTCTTGAGTTTAGTGTAGGGTCCGATCTTTGGATTCAACTCAGGGTTTCTTCTGGCTTCCAGAATGTCGATAGTCGTATCAATTAAGTCTTGTGGGATATTATTAATCATGGTCTTCAAACCCCGGTGGAAGTATTACTGTATCTGCTACTGATAAAG